CAGCCATTTGTCAGTCTCCTAGATTAAGGGTTTGCAGTTGCCCAAGGGGCGGTTTCTACGGCGGTGGGCGGGTTTTGTTGCTTCGCAATATTGCGATTATGCCCTGCTTCCCATTCGGCGCATGTCACACCTTCGCCTTCAGCGGCGTTGGCGTCGATAGTTGCCTTGGCCCAGCCTACAACCTGATCTTCTGTCAGGTCAGCAAACGCAGTAAACGTCGCAGGGTCAAGGTTATCAGTGTTCAAACTGATCTGGTTTGCAGAGGAAATGCTGTAGGTTGCTCCGTCTACAGTTTCTTCTGATGATAAACGCCAGACAACAGAAAACACGACTTCGGAAAGACCGTCCTGTGTTCTGGTATTTAAGTTAGGGTCTACTGACCAAGTGTGTGTAACAGCCATTGTTTATTTCTCCTGTTGTTACGGGTTACTGCTTTGAGCAGCCAAGTGTGCGGCATAAGCATCCTTAACCGCTTGCGTGAATACGGGTGTGCAGATCGCTGCTACATCATCGTCCTCTGCTGATAGGTCAGCATCAGGCATGACTACATGACGGTGGAATGAACGGCTGATCTCTTCGCCATCGCGCTTGATGATGGTCGCTGTGCGAACTTGTACGGTTGAAAATGTGCCGTTGTTCACGACTTCGATTTTGTCGTTTACTGTTTCTTCTGTTAGTGCCATCGTTTATCTCCTTTGATGGTTGGACTGTCCGACCCAAAGCTATGCAGTGGGTTAGGTTAAGTAAGTAAATTGAAGGGAGCCATATGTTGATCCACCACCACCATTCCAAGTGCTAGTGGCTGCATTTACGAAGTTATCCCACGACGGCGTAACATTCGGCCTAAACACTAAGTAATCCCCCGAGCCAACTACAACAACTGATAATGTATTGCTGTCGCTATCAGGGGTGTAGGTATAAGCTGGATTAAAACCTTCTAAATATGTAACAAGCCCACCACCGGGCGCACCAGATACAGAGGTGTAGGGAAGTCCGCCCATATATAGCCTGCCTGCTGCACTGGAGAGGCTTACAGCAGTAAATTGTACGGTAGCAAAAACCATATTCCCTACCTTTGTATATTTACCAGCCAAAGTACCAGACGTTGTTCCTGTCGTTGTATGACCGTAAAGTGTAGGCGTCCAAGTCCCCTCCTCATAGTCATCCAGAACCGATGAAGTTCTACCGCTGCCATGGGATGCATCAAAGTCGATGCCGTAGCCGTTGTCGAACTTTAGGTTGCCTGCAAAGTGTGCAGAACGAGTCGTTCCTGTATCACGCCCAAGAACAAATGGGGTTCCAGCAGAAGAAGGAACTGCGGTAATTCCGTTTACTAAGTTAGTTCCACCAAATGCGGCGGCGGTAGTGCCGTTTAACGATTTAATTGTCAGGCCACCGAAAGAATCAATCCGCAACATCTCCGTCATAGCAGCCGAACCATTACGAACAGCAAAAGCTAAATCTGTGTTTGTGCCGCCTGTAGATGTTTTAATTGCACCAATACGGGCTGCGTTTATTGAAGTGCCGTTTGACGACTCACCTGCTTGGAAGAAAATACCAGCCCAGCCGTTTAAGTCTTGGTTGGCAGTATTTAGGACAGCTATTTCATTGGCGGTAGACGCATAGCCGTTTGCGTCTGTGTTGATTTGAGTCCAATCATAAGTAGTGTCAATGTTGGCAACCTGCAACAACCCTTTGTTAGTGCCTGTGCCTGTTGAAACATCACCGTTATTAACTATCACACGTCCAGCGTTATCAATCCGCATAGCTTCGGTAGGAGACTCTGTTCCGTCAGGCGAAACAGAAAATTCAAACCGTGTGGGCATATCTCCGTCGCCCGCAGCGCCATCTACAACAGTTCGCATGTACGCACCTAGTGCGTAAGAATTGCCGTCATATCCATAAAAGTTTAGTTGCCCTAAATAATCTCCAGAAGCGGCTAATGTAGGCGACACCTCTGTTCCGTCACTAGAAGCAAAGGCAATCGCAGGAGCAAATTGTCCATTGACGTGCTTGCCGATAACGAGGTTGTTCCCAGAACTGCCATTTGTTGATAGTTTTAGGTTCATGGGCGTTATGGAATTTGTCAGATAAGGCGAACCCATCAAAACTTCGCCAGACCCCTTGATTGTCATCCTTTCAGCAAGCGCACCTAACTTCCCATCCGCAGTCCAGAACTCAAGGTCGCCGCCAGTACCACTGTTATCAGAGGCTTGGTCTGTCATCGCAATCGCAGCGTAACGACTCTCTGTACCTAAACCTACCGCACTTATACCTACGCCACCGCCAGTCGTGCCACCAGCATTTTTCAACTCTATCCACGCACCTTTTGGGGCAACGTTGTATGTTTTGTCTAGGTCAATCGTGTCTGAAACATCTCTGTCAATACGCAACGAAGTAATCGCATCGCCACTATTACCAATAGTAACGAAGCCTTGACTATCAATCCGCATACGCTCGGTTGACGAAGCTACGCCATCGGAGGTTGTGCGGAATACAAGACGCCCGGGCATGTCATTGGACCCCGGGGTACCGTCAACTTCAGCTTTAATCTGAGCAGCCTCGGCCAAAGCATTCCCTGTCGCCCCCTGCCAGCTAAGTATACCGAGGTTGTCATCTTCCCCAACAACCGTGAGAGAGTTTGCAGTTGTGCCGCGACTGCGACCGAATATTTGAATAAAAGCGTTGTTGCTATCGTCGTTAAGAACAAACGATGTCATGCGTGCGCCGCTAGACGTGTCGTTAGCTTCGATCTGGAATCTTGGATTATACGTTCCAACATTGTTATTGAAGAAGCTGTTCCGCGCATTGGTTTGCCCAACCAAAACCCGCTGCGACGAGTCAATGCGCATGGCTTCGGTTACACCCGTCATAAACGTCATGAAGGGAGAGGTGTCGCTGTGCGCTCGTATTTGAGCTTGACCTGTTGTCCCATCTACAGTTACGGAGAACAGGTCATCTGAGTCATAGTCGCGAACATTAAAAGGTGTAAAACTTCCTGACGACGGCGCACGGAAAGTAGTGGTTCCAGTAATATCAACTTTACCTTGGAAACCGGGATCACTTGCCCCAATAATTACGTTCCCTGCATTATTAATAATCATACGCTCGGTTGGAGAAGATGAACCATCGGAAGTAGTAAGAAACGTCAAACGTGTAGGCATATCGTTAGCACCGGGAGTGCCATCAACTCGTGCGGTGATGGAAGCACCCACGGTTTGTAGATCAGTGCCGTCGTCCGCAGCAAAATTTATCGCACCTAGGTAATCATCGTCAGAAACAATAGTGCCTACTGTACCAACCGTTGTACTGCGCGTTTTACCAAAATTATGAACTGGACCAGATGAGCCGTTCTGATAACGGACTTGCGAAATCCAAGAGTTCGTCCCAGTGCTTTGCAATTGCAGACCAGAAGCTGCGGTTGATCCAACAACAACTGAACTGTCATCTCCGATCAAAACCCGCTGCGAGGTGTCAATCCGCATGGCTTCGGAGCCGCTAGTTTCATAAACAAGTTGACCGCTTGCCGTACCCGCTCGAAGCAAAATGTCTTTAGTTGTAACAGCTTGCTTGATTAAAGCACCATCTGTACCATGGTCAATATCAAGGTAGCTGTCGGCAGCATCATTGAATAAACGAATGCCCTGATCACCTTGAATGTTTAACATGCGGTTTAGTGTCGTCGTCCCAATTCCAACTAGCCCCGCATTATCAATCCGCATACGCTCGGTTACTGAGGAGGCACCGTCCGCCGTGGTCCAGAAACTTAAACGACCCGGCATGTCATTGGCACCGGGAGTACCATCAACATTGGCCTGTATTCTAGCCGCTTGTGTTTGAACGTCAACGCCGTCATCCCCCGCAAAAGCAAGAGTCGCTAGAGTGTCACCGTCTTGAACAATAGTTCCTACCGTACCAACGGTTGCGCTGCGCGTTTTTCCTATAACTAAAAGTGGCCCAGACGAAGCGTTATTATACCTGATCTGAGAAATCCAAGAATTTGCACCTGTCGCCGCAACTTGAAGACCTGCCGCAGCCGAAGAGCCTACGGTTTTCGAGTTTGTTGTTCCAATTAAGACCCGCTGATCCGATGTAATCCGCATGGCTTCCGTGTCTACAGTAGCAAAAGTTAAACTATCACTCGCACCTGAGCTGTTTAATTGTAAATCGCCTGTGGCAGGGTTTTGGATTTTCAAGCGAACGTCTGTGCCATCAAAGAAAGCAATATCAGAACCACCATCAACCTCTAATGGCGCGGCGGGTGATGATGTATTAATACCAACCCGATCATTCGTGCTATCGACGTACAGCGTGTCGGTGTCCACGGTTAGGTCGCCAGTAAGAGTAGCCCCACCATCTTTCAATAATACGCCGTCAACTGTGACACCTGCGTCCGCAGTTTCTTCATTGATTGTGTCGGTAGTAACTTCGCCGTCCTTTAACAACACGCCGTCAACAGTAACCCCAGAAGTAGCGGTCTGTTCGTTGATCGTATCGGTGATGACTTGGCCTAGGGACGTAATGTTGCCTGTTGCACCGACTGTTGTGAACGAGCCTGCTGCGGCTGTAGTGCCACCAATTACTACGTTGTCCGCTGTACCGCCGTTAATGTCTGCAGTGGTAAGAACCGCATCGGTAATAGTCGTTTGACCTGTGGAGTCCGCGATAGTAACCGCTGCGGTGCCGTCATTTGCATTCAGGTTTGTGGTCTGAACAGTCGGCGTTGTAACAGATGTTGTAACAGTAACCGCAGCGGGTAGACCAACCGTAAGAGTCTGCCCTGACGCAGAAGTTTCGATCTCGTTAGACGTACCTGCAATAGTAAATGTCTGACTATCTAGGTCAACAGAGCCTGTGCCAGAATCCCCACCAAAATCAAGGTCTTGCGCTGTAACTTGTGCGTCTACATACGCCTTAATTGACTGCTGTGTAGCCAAGGCTGTCGCGCTGTCAGATACTAGATCATCTTCATCTAGGATAGACGTAACTTCGATGCTTGTAACCGCAGTGCCAAGTTTCAATGAAGACATGCTTGTTACGGCTTCGACTACATTTGTGCCATCACAGAACACGAACATTGTTTGCCCGTCAGCAATCGCAACGCCTGTACCTGCAGAAGTCTTGATTGTTACCTTCTGACCTGCATCGTTCTTACAAATGTAGATTTTAGCCGCTGTAGGACACACAACCGTAGCATCGCCTGTTAGAGCAGTGCCTGTATCTGTAAACTCAAGCATAGCACAGCGAGACTCAGATGTAGTACCGTCTGCGCTTGTTAGCGTATGCGAGTTAGTTGTCCACGTGTTGATTACCGCACGGCCCGCAATAGCCTCTTCGACCATCGACGTAATGTTATTATTTACAACGTCGCCCCATGTACCAGAAAGTTCACCCTGCACTGGTAGCGCAAGTTTAAGAATTGATGTGTATGCTGTTGCCATGTTACCCTCACGCGGCTATCGTTGCTGTTTCAGGTGCACCACTCAAGCGGCAATATCGGTCCAACTAGGAGTTTGTGCACTAGACGAATCTGCCCAACTTGGGCTTTGTGTATCAACTATATCCTGCCAATTTGGTGTTTGGTTGTCATCTACTTCACCCCAAACAAGAACAGTACCTATAGCTGTTGTCGCAGCAAGACCCGTCACAGACACGTCCGCGTTAGCTGATGTCGTTACAGTACCAACAAATGCACTACTTTGCAATCCTGTAACTTGTATTGTAGACCCAACAGCTACAAACACAGTGCCTATAGCACCTGTAGCAGCAAGTCCCGATGGGGATACGTTAGCATCTGCCGTAGTTGTAACCGTACCAAGAGCCGCTGTAGCTTCTAAACCAGTCACAGAGATATTAGCATCAGCTACAACTGTAACCGTACCTATAGCACCTGTAGCAGCAAGTCCCGATGGAGAAACGTTAGCGTCGGCTGTAACGGTGACTGTACCTACCGCGCCTGTGGTCTCTACACCTGTAGGTGATACGTTTGCTTCAGCAACAACACTAACTGTGCCAATACCACCTGTGGCTGCTAAACCACTTGGGGAAACATTTGCATCCCCTGTGACTGTTACAGAACCTAGAGCACCTGTAGCTGCTACGCCTGTAGGCGATATAACTGCTTCTGCGACTACAGTGACAGTGCCAACATTACCTGTAGCTGCTACGCCGTCCACCGACACAACAATGAGGTCGGTTCCCCAAGAACCTTGACCCCAAGCTGTAGAACCCCATCCTACATATGTAGTCGATGAAGGCATTTATTTAACCTATGCGATCCTAATGATCGCGGTACTTGCATCGGCTGTCGGAAACTGTATCTGAAAATCACCTGCGGTAGATGTTTTATCTGCGCCAAAATCAAGAACCGCAACTGCTGGGTTAGAGCCACCAGACTGATAAATTAATGCGCCACGCGCTGTAATCGTCGCTGCAGACCACGTTGTATTTGAGAAACTCAAATAAGCTGTAGTACCTGAAGTAGTCGGGTTTGTAGATATACTTAGAGTGTTACCACCCGCTGTGTATCCTGTGCCTGATACTTCGTTCGTCGTTGCATACGCTGTTGTAGCTGCACTTAACGTAGCTGACGATGTAAACAACGCAATCTTAAAAGTTTGTGATGTGTCTGAACTAAAGTCCATCTCGCCGTCGAGAAGGGCCTTTTTGAATGATGTGCACATTGCCTGAGTAATTGCCATGATTAGCCTCCTTAACTTACTTCTGCTCTGTATTGCCCAGAGCGGTATGCGTCTTCACGTAACTTACCATCTCCAAGCGTTTTCAGCAAAGCAATAGACTGTAAGTACATCTTTTCATAGTTTTGAATAATATCTGGTTCACCTTTCATGAAGCGTATTGCCTCAATAAGAGCACCATTTAGTAGCGCAGAATCAAACTCGTCGCCAAGCCACGTAGTACCCGCAGTAACTATGGACTGTGGATAGTATCCGTAATGCAACTCCATAGTGTAGTTGCTGTCTGGAGTGGGTCCGAGAATAATTGTATCGTCATCAAAGTAAGCATAATGTTTCGGCAACCCTGTAGAAGTAGGGTTAGGATAAGCCTCACGCATAAAGTTAACGTCTTTATTAAGAAGGTAGTAGTACACACCACTACCATCTACGACTGCAAGGCTGTAAGAATAAAGAAAATCTGACGGAGCGCCTAAGTATTTGTTATTAGCTGTAAGCGTACCTGTCACATTTCTACGCAGCGCAGGTATCTGCACTGTGTTGTATATCTTCTGTTCAGCCTGCTCAGTAAACATAGCGAGCTGATCGTCCGTGAAAGAGTTTTCACAGATATCTTCGATGTTAGTTTTCAGCTCGGTATAATTCATAGCTTACGCCATCGGCCCCCGTGCATACAAACCTTTAGTAGCAGCGCCTGTGCCGCGTACTTTTATACCTTTGTTTTTGTTAGGCTTTTTAGCCTTTTTAGGTTTCGGTGCTTTCTTCTTTTCTGCCATGTCAACCTCCTAAGTTATTGATACAGTTACAGTCCCAACAGCGCCGTTGGCAACCAAATCATCGTCTGCTAAATCAAACGGGTCGTTCAAACCCACAGGGTTCCAACCAAATTGAATATCTCTGGATGCGACACGTTCAGCGGCGTCAGGACGTGGGTCTCGTAACGCTTGTGGATCATTCACAGGAAACTCGCCTAACTTTAATTGTGGGTGATCGGGGTCCCAACAAGTAGGGCAGGCTTTAATGTTAGTGACACGACCCTTTACTACTGTAGTGCGTAGCTCATGTAGCTTATACTGAAATCCACATACATCGCAGATTCCTAACGCTTTTTGAGAAGATGCAAACTGCACAGACATATTAATAAACCCTCGCTATACGAGGCACAAAACGCGCAGGGGTTTTTTCACGATCTTCTTGTGCAGCAAGGTCAAACTGCTCTTCGTACATCTGTTTTAGCATACCGATGCGCTCACCTAACTCGGGTACTTTCGTAGCTATGTGGTACGCCAAACCTGCTACGAGGCATGGTAAAAACCTAAAAGTCATGTCTGCAGTCTCTACACCCGATCCAGCATCTTGTATACGCCGCATACGCCAGTATTTTAGTGTGTAGTCGTTGCTGTCAGGTACAGGCCACACTTTAAACTTTGGGTTATCGCGTAGACGTTCAATCCAAATCTGTATGGGACGCCCCGTATTTGTCTTGTTCGGTATAGACGCATAGGTGCTAACGCTTATGCGGGAGATAGTTAAATCCTGTTGCGTGCTACCAGACCCTGTACGTATAACGTGTTCTAACAAGTCAATAGTGTCAGCGGGCAAATCATACTCTGTGGTGCCAGACGTCAGGCTTACAGTACCCTCGTCAATAGTCCACATGTTGATACCACGGTTCTGCCACTCAATCATCATAATGTTCATTGATCTACGAGCGGTACGCAAATCATACCCAGAACGCATCTCACGGCCCGCACGCTCCCATGCTTCTTCGGCAATCTCCGTGAAGTCCATGTTAAACGATGTGGTGCCTGACGTAGCCATAACTATTTACCTTTAAAGTGTGCTTCAACTTCTTTAATCAATGTCTCTTTAGACTTACGACGGTCTAACTCTATGTCATGCTTACGCATAAACGACTCAAGTTCGAGTTTGGACATATCTTCATACTTAGTCTCCGTAGGAGAGGCCACAGGCTTGACACCCATAGATTTCAATTTTGCTTCGGCTTGTGCTTGCGTCATCAAGTCAAAGACAACTACCGTATAAGTACCATCGGCATTCTTTGTGCCTATTTGATACACTGGTTCACCTGTAGAGAACCTGCCATTTTGAAAAACTTCCATATTATACCCTCATGTATACAACGTTTGCTTTCTTCTATCTTCCATCACGGAGCCACAGCCACGTGCGATAGACCGCTTACGCCGTGCTAACCCACCACCTGATAACTTAACTGTAGCAGCTTTTGTGTTTTTTACTACAGTTTTACCTTTTGCTCCTTCACGCTTCTTCTTTTTAGCCGTAGAAGAGCGTTGTTTTTTTGAAAGACTTTGTGCTTTGCTGCGTGGTAAACAACGATCAGGGTTCTTTTTGTCCTTAGAAGTACCGCACTCGCCTTTGATCTTCCCATCAGTACCGATGCGAACCCACTCTTGATCCCGCCACTTCTTCAGTTCACCCATTACTTCTTCGCCTTTTTACCTTTGCCGTACTTAGGGTCCTTACAGTATTTGGAAGCTGCCATGTTTGCGTAAGCAGATGGGTACGTATCAAAAGTACGTTTAGCCCACGCTTTACCTTTAGCGCATATTTTACCACCTGATTTGTAGTACCTACGCATGACTACCTCATTTTCGCTGGACGCACGCCTTTTTGGGCAATACCTGCGCCACGCACTTTACCGCCTTTTTTATAGCCTTTTTTCATCATGCCACCTTTGGCATAACCTTTTTTAACTTTACCACCAGCTTTCATTTTGCCTTTGCCGTCAGCAGCGTAAAAAGGAACCATGTCGCCCTGTTTGTTTTTAACCATTTCTAGCTTACCGCCAGCCTTATAGCCTTTCTTCATCATACCCCCTCGGGCATAACCTTTTTTCTTCATCATACCTCCAGCCTTTTTATTGACTAATGTTTCTTGGTCGTATGCTTCGCGCATTGCTGCACGATTTCCGCGTTCAACAGCACCGCCGTCATCTTCCATCATTTCAGGCCGCGCCTTTGGGCGTAGGGAAGAAGTCATACCCGTTGTTGGGCGTGCTTTTGGACGTTTCATAGGCATAGCCATTGCTTCTTCTACCGCAGAATTAATCGCTTTTTTACGCTTTGGGTTACGCCCACCCATCAAATTCCTACCTTTTTTAGCCATCATCAGGCTCCTTATACAGATTGTTGAACACTCGGCCCGTGTCCCAGACATAATCCACATCTTCTTTTGAGCCGTATGAATGTTGGTTTGGTTTAAAGTCTGGAGCGCCTTGTCCTGTCTCAAACCACGCAGGGTGCGTAACGCGAACCCGATTATTTGGTAATGCTACTATGTTACCTGTATACTCTCCAGCGTCTAATAATTCAAGTACGTGACTTTGTTTATGCTGCGCTGGGTCGTCAGCTACTTCACTATCGGTGTAATCGACAGTAAAATAATACTTTGCGGGGTAAAACTCACCATCTACTTTAGCTATCCATGGCGCGGGGGAAGCGCGTTCTAATTTGTACACACTATGTGTATGAGACATACAATCCCATGGTTGTGCTACATATGGAGGTAATTCTTCAGGCCACTCTTCTAAAGGAGTATCAGCAACTAACGCAGTTAACGGCATACGCGCCCACATAGCTCCGCCATGGACGTTTGAATCATCCGTGTCATCAGACTCACAGCCAGTAAAGATCACTTGAAAACTAAGCGTTCTATTCGGCATTGTTGTAACTGCAACAACCATGGCGTGAAGAAACTCTCCGTGATATTCTTCTAGGTTTTTTGTGTACTCGCGCCGTACCCATGCTTTGAAATACGGGATGTTTGATTGTAGAAAAGCCACTACGTGTTTGTCTTCCTTGCGTTTTCGCGTTTGCGTTTTTGAGATAACGCAGACGGTTTTGTAAATTCTTCACCTACACTCTGAGGAACACCAACTTGTTTAGCAAACTTTGGGTTGTTAGCCACAGCTTGCATAAAACGTTCTTGTTTCTTAGACTTAGGTGGCATCAGCAGTTCCACTTCCGTAGGCTCTTATTAATACGGCTATTAGGATCATTTGCTGTCTTCGCACTGGTATTGCGTTTTTTCATACCCTTCATGCGAGCGCAAAAAGACTTACGACGTTTAGCCGCCTTCGAACCTTTTTTGAGTTTACTGGGTTTTGTGGTGACCGCAGTTTTTAACTTACTGCCGGGATTTTCTCGGCGGTAACTTTCAACGCCTTTCTGGTTGAGTCCACCAGACTCACTTTTACCTTCTTTGCGTTGCCAAGCAGGGGATTTTACACCCCCGCCTTTTTTGTAATATGCACGCATGTCATGCTCCTACGCATAGAAGACTGTCATCGCCGTGATGTTGGTGAACGCGCTTATGTACACATCAGATGCACAGCGAACCCCATCATCAGGGATATTGACAGAATGCGAGTCAGAAGCACTAAAGTCTAAATCCAACACTGTGCTGCCGCCATTACCATCAGTGACAGTAAGACGCGGAGAACCCGATGTAGTTAAGACTTGTATCTGACGAATGCGTGCAGGACCAACGCCAAGGGAACCTGTCCCTGTAACACGTTTAGTCTGTACGTCTGATCTAGGCATTACCTACTCCTTATGAGAGGTTGCGGTTCTGCAAATACAGCACCGTTACAGTGGCAGCACCTGCGGTAGCAGCACTTCCTGTCTGGTTATATGTCACAGTAACATCTACATCAGTGGTACCGATATCAATCAGGTTACCAATCTGAGATACGTCAGATGTAGCAAGTACACGAGCTTGTGCACCAGCAGCTAGTGCATCCGCGTATTTATCAGCCGTTGTTCCGTCACCGATATCTAACGTGTTGGTTGTGCCTGCATCAAATGCAGTCGTCACATCTACAGTAATCTGAAAAATTTGACTGTTTGCGGGAACAGTAGCGACAACTGTTTCTGTGCCATCAGCAGCAAAAGTAACATTTCCGCTTTGCGCCATTAAAACGAAACCTACGTTGGCAGATGCGCCTTCACGGACAGACCCGGCCTTAATAGGACCGGAAAAAGTTGTAGTAGCCATATGAATCTCCTGTCTTGGCTAGTGTCAGTCACACCATGC